CCATAACGGCTTTGGCGGTGGTCACACCTACGAAAACATCAGGGTGATCAACCCTGAGCACAACACTTACTCAATCCATACGTCGGTGCAAGGCATCGCCACTGCCGACCTGACAAATCAGGTTGCAAGGGACTTCAAGATTTACAATTTGAGGTCCATTAGGCGGGAGAACCCAACGGAGCAAGCGGCGGCAATCTATTTTCAGTATTCGTCTTCTGACATCAACATTCAGGATGTAGTCATTGAGAACCCAGTCGGTGCCAGTTTCGCCGATCAAATGGCGATTCGCTTTTCTGGTCCTATCTTTGGTAAATCATCAATTATCGGATGTCGCATCTCAAGTTACGACTGGGGCATTTATTTAGCCAACGACATCGTAACCAATCCAGCGCATCCTCGGAGCAGCGATCAACTTACTGTGCGCGACATTAGCTGCTATCGCGTCAAAACCCCTATTTACGACGACGTTGCAGCCGCCGACTATCTTTATCTAGATGTTGCAAACGTCCAAGTTGAAGACAGCAACAGCTATGGATTCGATTGTTTTATGCGTATTTCCAGAGCCCACGGCGGGCAGACATTTTTTACATTCAACCAGTTTGTGTCAACCTTGGAAAATACCCGCAACAAGATTGTCGTAAATACAAATGGCCACTTTGTCATCTTTAAAAATGACATTGGCGGAACACTTAGTTCCAGCCTCAGCCCAGCCAGTAACACGCTGACGCAGGGCAACATGACAACCGCTGGCGAACCGACTGGGCGGATTCTTAATGCTTCTACGGTCACGACCGTTGATAGACCATGCGGCTCTGGTCAGTCGGTTTTGTTCCTCTGCAATGGCAGTGTTTCCATTAGTGATGCCACTACGGTGTCAGGAACTATCACCGGGACATCTGGTCAAACCATTCGGATGATCAGCAACGGATCTATTTGGCGCAAAGTTGACACTCCTGGTTCTTGGTAATTATCATTTATTATGACAAAAACGCGAAACATCTCCGACCTCGGCGCCTTCACCCCTTCGGGGGCTGGAGGTGTGGGGAGCTGATGGCTCTCTTTTTTCTTGGTCGGTAGGCTGGCCGGGTAGAAGCCGACGGGTCCATGGTTGAAGTCCTTGCTGCTGTCGTCGGGGCAGCCATCACTGTTGGGGCAATGGGTGTTGGCAGCATGGGTGGTCGGTCAAGGGAAGGCAGGGATGCTGTGATCCGGTTAGCCGCCAGCGTCGACAACGTGGCCAGCCGCCTGGAGCAGCTGCACGTCGACATCAAGGCAGACCGCAAGGAGACATTTGGCAGGCTGAACAGCTTGGAGCAGCGGGTCAGCAAGATCGAGGTGCGTACCGACGGACAGTCTTGACGGGAGCTGGCAGGCTGGTGGTATCCACCTTCCTACGCACGATGGATCGGGTTGCTGACTACGTGGCCTTGGCCGTGGCCATTCACGGGGCGGCCGTGGTCTGGGTGAACATGACACCAACACCAAAGGACAACCAGCAGCTGGACAAGTACAGCCGCCTTATCGTGAAGACTTACCGGGTCGTCGAGATCCTGGCTGGTGTCATCTCGAAGAGGGTCAAGCAATGAAGGGCAAGGGCGAGAAGAAGGTGGGCAAGGTGCTCCGCGAGTTCAAGAAGGGTGAGCTCCACAGCGGCAAGGGTGGTCCTGTTGTGAAGAACCCCCGCCAGGCCTTGGCCATCGCCCTGAGCGAGGCCGGCATGTCTCGTCGGCGGAGAGGCTGAGATGTGTAGCCCAGCGATGATGAATGCAGGTGGCGTCGGCGCAGGGCTTGGTGCTGGGATGACCAACGCCATGGCTGCCATGCGTGACGCCAAGCAAGACATCCAGGCGGGCACACCTGTGAACAGGGATGCCCGCGTCAATGCGATGTATCAGGGCCTGGGGGTCAAGCCGCCTTCATAGAAGGATCGACGTCTGGGTCCCAGAGCTTGATGTCACCGGAGGCGAAGTCGTAGTCGCCGTGGCGAAGGATGCGCGCCAGCCTGGCGTTGAGCAGGGCGTCCTTGAATGTCATGCCCTCTTTCCGATAGGCCGCCACCACCTTCTCCCACATGTCCGGCAGGGTGCCGGCTTCACCCAAGAGCTTGGCTGCCTTGGCCGGCCCTACACCCTTGATGCCGGGGTAGTTGTCAGTCGAGTCGCCGGTGAGTGACTGCATCATCCAGGTCCGGTTGGCCTGGGCAGGATGGATCGTCTCGACATCGTCGCCGGCCAGCAACTGGCAGGGCAGGGTACGCATGTCCTTGTCGATGCTGACGATGATCGGGTCGGGGTAGTAGCCGCCGGTTGCGAGCACACCCATGACGTCGTCAGCCTCGAGGCCGATGCAGGTGCGAGTGGCATAGGACTGCTCGATCCACAGCCGGATGTCACGCAGGCCCAAGGGCTTGCGCTTGCCGATGCGGTTGGCCTTGTACTCGCTGTGGATCTCGTGTCGAAAGGTCGGGTAATCCGACAGGCACATGACCACTTCCTTGTGGCCGGAGATGTCCCTCCAGTAGGACAGGCGGGAGGAGACGTAATCCTTGACGTCAGCCTGCTCGAGGTGCAGGGTGTTGATCCATTCATCCCAGCGGATGTCGGTCTCGCAGGCGGCACAGGCCGAATAGATCAGCCAGTCAGCATCAATCAGCAGTGTCATGTCAGATAGTCCAGTTCAGGGCGGTGGCAATGGCAGGGAACTTGGCGACAAAGATCGCCTTGCATGATTCGGCGACTCGCCGGTGCTCGAGCTGAGTCTCTGAGCCACAGCGGATCTCGAGATAGTGAATCCAGGAACGCAGCGTGCCGTGCATGTAGATGGTGGTGGGGGTGCAGAGGGGCAGGATCCGCCGTGCCGTCTCCTTGGCCATGCCATTGCGGAGCAGCTCGTCGTACAGGCGCCAGCCCTCAGTGATGACAGCGCCAGTGCGCTCCGCCCAATACGCCTGGCTGACGTCGTCGACAGCGTCGATGCTGTTCTGCCTGTTCATCGGATCCTGGAAACGCTGGGCCGGGCACTCGGAAAGCAGGGTGGCTGCATACCTGGTGCTGTACTCCTGGAAGGAGAACGACCGGTGCCGAATGATCTGGGCGGAGATGTCCCGTTCGGTTTCGATCTTGAGGCACAGGCCCGCCATCTCAAATGGAGACCAATGCTTGTGCTTGATGAGATAGGCGATCAGTCGTGGGGCAGTGCCGCGGTTGGCCTGGTTGGGTGGGTTGCTGACCCGGGCCATGTCGACGATCAGGCCTTCTGCATCTGGGGTGCAGTGAACAAAGGAGACGGTCATGGGTTGAAGGTGATGTTCCGGTACTGGCCGTGCAGGGCGAGGTCTCGCCTGTCGGTGATGCTGTCCCTGGTGTGGACGATGGCCTTGTCGGGGAGCAGTACCTCGGCCGTGTACCAGCCTTTGCCGCAGGCCTTGCATTTGCGTCGCCTGATCTTGGCCTTTTTCGGAACAGTGCGAGTCATGACGACCCGGTTGACGGGGCAGTCGCAGTGTGGGCAGTTCATCTGTGGTGGCTAGGACCCGAAGTAATGGGACATGGGGACGACCAGTCGCCCTGTCAGCTGGTCGTAGAGGAGCTTGTCGCAGGGGCCTGTCTGCCCGGAGAACCGGTTCTTCAGGACCCGAAGCTGTAGCTCGTTGCGCTCAGCGACGTCGCCTTGCTGGTTGCGCTCAGCGCCAATGACCATGTCACTGAGCTGGGCGATGGCATGGCTGCCTCTGAGCTGGGAGAGGGATGTCTGGGCCCCCTCCTCATGGCCGCGGCCCTCCGGCCGCTTGAGGTGGGATACCAGGATCAGGCCAATGCCGGTCTGCTCCACCACCTGGCGGAGCTTGGTGCAGGTGACGTCGATGGCTCGCCGTTCGTCAAGGTCCGCCAAGCCACTGATCACGATGGTGAGGTGATCAAGGACGACGAGGTCAGCCTGCTCTGCATCGGCCAGGTATCTGATTTTGTTGATCAGGTGATCGGGATCCATCGATCCGAAGTGGTCGTACAGGTAGCAGCGGCCGGAGCCGAACACCCGATCGAAGCCATCACGGAGCTCGTCCTCGCTGGCGAGGGAAGGATCCAGGTGGATGAGCTTGCCGATCTCGATGCCAACAATGCCCTGCATGGTGCGCTTGACGCTCTCCTCGAGGGCGATGTAGCCCACCCTGAGGCCCTGCCGTAGGAAGTGGTGAGCCACCTCCCGGCAGACGGACGACTTACCCACGCCAGAGCCAGCGCAGATGGTCGTCATCTCACCCTTGCGGAAGCCATGGGTCATGGCATTCAGCTGTGGCCAGGGGTACTGACAGACCGAGGAGGCCCCCGGCTTGATCAGTTCCTCCCACAGTTCGCTGGCATTGACGATGCCGTCAGGCCTGGATGGCGTGGCCTTCCAGAGAAGGTCGCGCAACTGCTCACCTTCGCCGGCCAGCAGCATGTCATTGGCGTCCTTGCGAGGCAGTCGGCAGATGGCCACCTTGCCCAAGGGCAAGACGGTCAGTGCCTCGTTGGCTGCCTTCTCGCCCGGGTCGTCGCTGTCGAAACACAGCACGATCCGCTGGAACTGTGACAGCCAGGGTGCGTTGGCAGCCAGGTACTTCTTGGCTGACTGCGCACCATTGGGCAGGGATACCACTGGGTAGCGGTTGCCCTGCACTTGGCTGACCGACATGGCATCGATCTCACCTTCGGTGACGACAACGAAGGCGCCGCCACTGCCGCCAATCCCTTGGCGCCAGAGGTGCTGACCCCACAGCTGCATGTTGCTGGTGTCGCCCAGCCAGCGGAACCGCTTGTCTGGACTGCGCACATGCTGCGCAACCACCTTGCCTTGCTGGTCCCTGTAGGCAGCGATCTGGACCGGCTGCCCGTTGTGACTGGAGCAGCCATAGCCGAACAGCTTGCACGTCTCCTCGAGGATCCCTCGCTTGCCGAGTGGCTTGATGTTGACGAACTCGATCAGTGGTGTGGTGGGTGGTGGCATTGGCTCGATGGGGCGGAGCTTCTCACCCTTGGGTGGTTGCTCTTGGTAGCCACAGCCAAAGCAGATGGCGTGACCGTCGTCGTATCTGGCCAGGTTGTTCTTGCTGTTGCACTGAGGACAGGCCTCATGCTTCAGGAACTTGGACGGCATGGGCGTACCAGGTGGTGGGGATGTGGCCTTCGCACCAGAGAAAGCCGTGTCGCTCTGCCCACTGCCAGTAGGCCAGGGCGCCAGGCCGACGGGAAAGCTTGGCGTCAGCCCGCATGAAGCAGAACCTGATGTCCTTGTCAGGATGCGCTGCCTTGACGGCGATCATCTTGCGTCTGTCTTCAGGCGTCAGCAGTCCCTTGGTCTCCACCATCACCCCATTGGGGAGGATGAAGTCAGGGGTGTAGCTGGCGTGGATGACGTAGGGCAGGGACTGGGTTTCGTAGTCGTAGTCCAGGCCCCGTAGTTCAAGGCCAGCGGCGACGCCAGCCTCAAACTTGGATCGGAACTCAGAAGTCCGAGTCGATCTCCGCGATGCTGCTCGAGCTGTCGAACGGCGTGGCTTCAGCGGAGCTGGTCCAGCCGTCGCTCTCCTCGAACCCGAAGCTCTCGGCATTACCACCACCCTCAATCAGGCTGATGATCTGGACAGCCTTGAGCCTGAGGGTAATGCCAGCACCAAGGGCTGCTTGGTAAAAGGGGCAGGCCTCAAAGGACACGCGGCCGACGGTGCCGCCCCACATGCCACGCAGGCTTTCGCGGTCACGGACAGGATGACCCTTGGCGTCGAACAGGGCAGGCGCCGCGGTCCAGGCACGACCGTCGCGGTCAACACCCTTGGCCTTCATCTTGGGTTTGACCAAGAAGCAAGGCTTGCCGTCCACCTCCTCGAACCCAAAGGGCGGTTGCACCAGTTTCCAGTCCTTCTTGCCTGGGTCCTGTGCCTTGAGCGATGCCTTGTGCCGGTTGAGCAGGTCATCAAGGGCATCGGAGATGACGGCCGCATCGGCTGCATCGATCGCAGCTGTCACCTTGTAGACACCCTCAGGGTTGAACTTGGTTTCAGGTTCGATCAGCTTCGGATATTGGAAGCGAGCGATGGGAGTGGTCAGTTTGATCTTGTCGATGAAGGTGTAGTTCATGTTCAGGTGATGAAGTACGTCGCGTTGCGAACGGTG